CTGGGTCTTGGACGCTTTAAGAACAGGTTTTTCTCCTGACTCGTCAAGGTACATGTTCCAACCGCCTTCTCTAAACCATTTTTCCAATTCAGCAAGAATACCGGTAGATCCTGTTGCCTTAAATTCTTCGGCTCTACGATACTTGCCGTTAAAGAAATCATCAAACGGCAAAGCAGACGGAGGCATCTCCAATAGATCTCCGAGATACTCAATCTCTTCTTCGGTAGCCTCTGTGACTTGTTCTCTTGTTTCTTGAAGAAAACGTTTCCAGTTTTCAGTAATCATCTTCATTTTATTATCCTACGAAAATTTTAAGTGGTGATAATCCAACAATGGCATTGGTATTATCAATGAGGGCCTTATCTGTCTCTGCTAGTTTAGCATAAAGCATTTCATCAAGTTGTTTGTTAAGTTCTTCACGAAGAGTATTTTGTTCTTCTTTTGCTTGTGTCAAAAGTTCACCGGCATTAAGAGTAACGTTATCTCCAGGAATTGGAACAGAGTTTCCAAACTTTCCTCTGATTTGTCCGAGAGTTTCTTTAGACAAAGCAAGAGCAAATCGACGAATCCATTGTTGCCCAATTGAGTTAATCTTATCAAATGGAATATTTTCCATTGGAAGAGTGTTCATGTTGTTAATACCCTCGACACCGCTATCGTAAGAGCCGGTAGCAAATGCGTTATTGTCCTCAACAGAAAATCTGAACCAGAACTTCTCTGGAGATACATTATCAGGTATTGGATAAATTCTTAAATTGTTGTTTGTGATCTCATATGAATAATGAGATGTTCTTGTATAAAGGTGATCTTCATATTGTATGGCTTGCATTTTATTTTGCCATACTGGAACAACCTGAAACGTTGAGTCATCAGCATATTGTCCATAAGTTTGCAAATCGCCAACAACATTTAATCCACCATAGTATCCATAGAATCTCCACATTTGTCTCGGAGTAACATAGTATACTTGACGAATCTTGATTCTTTTATTTCCCATATCTTCATAAGGGACACCACCAGCTGCAGCAGATGAGCTAACAATTGACTGAAGGTCATAATCTTGTTGATCAACAACTCTATCGAAAGAAGCTGAATAGATTGGTGTAGTTCCTCCAACCATTGCCTCTGTGGAAAATTTATCTGCAACTCTAAAAGCATAATCAAAAATAAACTTTGGATACTTCAGAGAAACCGAATCAGTACCAGACACTGTTCCTTTGTGATCAAAAGAGCCTGTCTCGCCGCCGAGAGCACTCCCTAAAGCGTTTCTTGCCTGATGTAGGTTAAGGATATAGGAGTACTCTAAAACGGCCTCCTCGTAGTTATTATAGACGTTCTGTGCGGTTAATTCTATGTCAAGAACATCCCCTCCCAATCTCTTGTAAGTATAAGCAACTTGAGCAGCAGCACCAGACAGAAAAGCATCACTAGAGCCATAGAAATTAATGGCAAGTGATGAGGCTACATCTGCTTCTGATCCTGTTGCCGGAAGTATGATTGCACTAACCGTAGAAACTGGGGTTAATTCTGGAAACGACATTAAGGTTCCTCCATTCTCAGTAAATAGTTACAAGGAGAAAGAAACCTCCACAAATACATGTAGAGGTTGAGAGGAGGTTATAGATTACTTTTTAGATGTACTAGTCTTTTTTCTAGATGTCTTCTTGGTAGTTGTTTTTTTGATAGTAGGTCTCTTATATGTCTTTTCGACCTCAACAATTTCCTCAACTTTTGGCTCTTCGACTTTCACTTCTACTTTTGGCTCCTCAACCGGTTCTTCCACTTTTTGCTCAACAACAGGTTTAGGTTCCTCTTTGATAACTGGCTCAATAACTTTAGCAATCTCAACAACAGGTGTTGGTTTGTTTGCCTCAAGTTTAGCAATCAGTCGTAATCTTTTCTTTTTTCTACCCATTTTTTCTCCCTATTAAGACCAAGCGGAACCAGATGCGATACCTGAAATATACCAAGCATCATTTGAGTACATTACATCAAGATAAGATCCAGCGGCAGCACCTGCACCAAGTACAACTGATCCATTGGAATTCTCAGTGATTGTAACACCAGTGCCACCTTGTTCTGTAACGAGTGGTCCATACATACTGAGACCTTCTTGTGACTGAACAGTAATTTCCTGTGTCATTCCATCTCTAACGATAAAACGAAAGTAATTACCATCTGCTGGTTCTGGCAAAGTAATAGTTGTAGCTGCACTTGCAGAAACAAAGAAATAAGTTCCGCTTTGTGCTCTACGCAACTCAACTGCGGAGGAAATAGAATCGGTTAAGATTCTAGAAGCATTATATACTGATCTTGCGCTTTTACCCATTTTTAGATTCCTTTTGGTGTATTAAATAGTTTAATTGTCATTATTATTCAATGACATACTTTACATCTGTGATGTTAGTTCCGGTATTTGTCAATGCGGCCCTCATAACTAGTGTCTTTGTCATATCGACAGATTGAGGGAAGGTAAATTCTGTTGTGAAAGTATAACTTCCTCCACCATTATCAACAACGCTTTCTAAAGTAGCAGTACCGGTTGATTCACTATCTTTGGTAATCGCAATTGCCAAAATAGTACCATCAGGTGCTGGTATGAATCCTTGCGCTGGATAATTTGGATAATCACCAGCAGTGGTATATGTCACCACCGTAGTTGGTGGTGAAGCACCATCAGCACTTGAGTATCTTGCTTGAGCGATATAGTTTGGACCAGAGATGAAATAATTAACAGCATATTTCACAAGGTTATAGTTGGGCCTACTAGGTCCAGTGGTAATGACATCATCTGTATATCCAACACCCCATACACCACGCCAATCACTAATGATTTCTCTTGTCGCAAGGGTATAGACAGTTTCCCCAACAGACAAACAAGTTAAGTCAAATTCTGGACTGTTCGTGCGAACATTTGAGAAACCACCAGTATAAGACCCAGTATCGTAATCATATGTACCAGCAGTAAATCCACAACTAACATCGACCGAGATTGGGCTAGTTGACGTAACGTTACCAGCAGCATCTGATACAGAATAAGTCACGTTAAAGGTAGATCCACTCAAAAGACCTGTTGTATAATTGTTGGTTTGAGTGATATTAGAGCTTACATCCCCATCGACAGCATCTGTTGCTGTTGGTTTGTTTGTAAGAAGGTAAGAATCAACAGAACCAGTTGCTGTTCCCTCCACAACTGAAAGTCCACTAGGAAGACTGCCAAATACAGGCCCAGTTGTATCAACCACTACCGTAAAAGTGCTAGAGACAGGTGAAGTATTATTTGCAGCATCTGTTGCAGTAGCAGTGATCAAATAAGTTCCTTCTGATAAAGTTGTACCAGTGTGATCAAATGTCCAGCTACCACCAGTAGCGGTTGTTGTCCCTATAGAAGATCCTCCAATGAAAACCTCAACTGTTGAGTCTGCTTCTGCCGTACCATTAAACAGCAGTGTTGTATCATTGGTGATTCCATCACTAGAACTAGCTCCGGTATCATTTGTGATACTGCTAATAACTGGTGCCAAAGGAGGTATGACATCAGAAGGCGGAACATCATTTGGATCAAGAGGATCTGATCCTGCAGCTACTTCATCATAATCGCTATATGTGTCACCATCAGAATCTGAGTTATTTGGATTAGTGCCCAAAGATTGTTCTGTTGTATCAGCAATCCCATCACCATCAGAGTCTAGTCTATTATTTGCAGGCTGTCTAGAGCCAGCGTTATAATCACCAGAGTTGTTAGGGTTTGTTCCGTCAACAACTTCTCTACCATCAGGCACAAGATCGCCATCTGAATCAGGATTATTTGGGTTAGATCCCTGTGCTGCTTCCTGAGAATCATTTAATCCATCAGCATCTCTATCTCCTCTACTTGGAACAGCAGGGAAATAATATTGTTCCTCAGATACAGAAGTGTTTGACACAACCCCGTAAGAATACCAATCATTATTATCAGATATGAAATCATAATAAGATCCAGCTGCGGATGCATTCTCAAATGAAAATTGTCTTATACCAGATCCAATTGGTGTAACAGAAACAACTCCACCAGAGCTTTTGGCCAAGAATAGACCTACAAAGTTTCCATCATCAGCAGTGCAAGAGCTAGATATCTCACCAGTCATTCCACTCCCTTTTGTGATTCTGAAATTAGAATCACCAAATGTATCAGGAACCTCTAAGTTGATATTGACATTGCCACCAACAACAATGTTTTCACCCATTTTTACTTTTTGCTCAAGAGTACTGTTTTCTGTCACTACTCTTGTTCTTTTAAGTGATGAATTAAAGGTCGATTTTTTTACTTTGGCCATTTTATATTCTCCATTTACTCATTAAATAGTCTTTGATAAAACAAAACCCCCGGTGCAAAACACCGGGGGTTCGTTTGGCTAGGGCCAACTAATCAAGTTAATGATTAGGCACCAGACTCACCAAGAAGTCCACGAACGATAACAAGACCGTACATATCTGGACGAACCATCTTCTTAGCGTAACGAGTCATCACACCCTTTCTAGGTACGAAGTCTTCTGGCCCGAAGATAGTAGGAGTTGTCTGAAGTGGTACGTATGGAGCATAGACATAGCCGCTTTCAAGGAAAGAAGCGCCTTTACGACCAACGAGAACAGCGTTACGTGGGAAGTAAGGATCAACAACTACGTCGAACTTACGGTTGAGAGAACCAACCTTAACAGCTCCGATTTCGCCACGATCTGCATCAGCAGTAACGTTAGCACGGAAACCAGCAGTGAACTCAAGGATGTTTGCAACTTCTGGTCCGCAGACTACGAAGTTAGCTCCACCACGAAGAGTCTTTCTGTGGATTTGAGCAGACACGTCATTGATGGTTTCAATGAGAGTCTCGTACCATTCAGAAACAGTACCAGTGAAGTCTGGAGCGGCAGTGTTAGCACCGATTTCAACACCAGTCTCACGATTTACAAAGAGACCTGGAGAACGTGACCAGTAGAAAGTACCAGCAGTTGCACCATTAACGAGGTCACCAAGGATCTCGCGATCGATCTCAAGAGCAATTTGCTCAGAAAGGATAGAAGTCAACTCAACCTCTGCATCCAAGTTGTGGTAAGCGTTGAGGTCCTGACCAAGTTCAGGGGTCCACTTTGCCTTCAACTTCTTGGTTGCTGCAGTGATTGCAATAGAGTCAACCTTGATATCGATTTCTGGAATGTTTTGCTCGTTCTCAAGTCCCCACTGAGTAGTACCAGCGATAGAACCAAGACCACTTCCATCAGTGAAAGCGTCAAGGATTGGGTAAGAAGCATTAGCTCCAACTGGAAGGGTATCAGCAGCAGTGATTGCAGTAGTAGCACGAGCGTCACCGAAGTAAACAAGCTCAAGCTGAGTACCGGCATTGTTCATGCTGGTGAGACGACGAACCTGAGTAAGAGCAGAGCCGCTCATGTCATCAAGAGGAAGAACGATCTGAGAAAGAACACGCTTGTTCAAGCTCTCAGTTCCAGAACCTGCAGATGCACCCTCAAGGTCAGAAACATTAATGGTGACCTTAAGAGCATAAGACTGGTCTTGCTCCTGAAGAAGATCTGGGTCGAACTCAACATTAGCACCATTAAAACTAGCATTACCGATTTGAGCAGCACTTGAGCTAAGGTCAAGAGTAACTGCCTGGATAGCAATAGTAGCAGCTGAATCAAGAGAAGCAGTTGGTGAAGAGTATGCAGAACCGAAAGCATATGGCTGCTTGTCAAGGTTTGCAGAGTTAAGAGTAGCACCACCAGTTACTTGTGATCCAACGAATCCACGACCGTAGATAGATTCACCACCAGCTTGGCCAGAACGTGGATCATTAACGGTATCAGAGAACGTGAAGTCCAAGAAGAAAATGAGTCCAGAAGGAAGGCTCATTGGCTGAACACTAACAAGATCGTTAGCGATAAGTCCGGCGAATACACGACGAACGATTGGGAATGCAACAGCAGCGAAACCTTCGACATCACCACCAGACATGGTGTTAGATTCACGAAGAAGTTCTTTTGCTTGGTTTTCGAGAAGACGAGCCATGCTTGCTTTCTCATGTTCGGTTTGAAGGCCTTCAAGCAAACCGGTTTGTGACCACTTGTTAAGAAGAGCAGCGCCTTCTTGCTTAAGGTCACGATTCACGATGCCTTCAGTAAGTTTTTCAACGATAGACATTTTTTAAATCTCCTTAAATAATTATTTTATGCCTGCGAGCTTTTGCATCTTTTCCATAAATGGATCGGATCCTTGGCTCTCATTTAAGTTTTGTCTCGTATTAAGCATGCTCGAAAGATTCGATCTTCGGTTGACTGACTCGCTCAATGATTGTGGACCATGCTTTTTAGAGTTTGATCCCACTGTAGCTTTGAGTGTCTCATGAAGTTGCTTTGCTTCTTTTGGAGACTCCGCTTCGGCAATGGCTTCGACAATTTTAGTTTTTTGTCGCTCATTCAAGGAGGCATCGCTCAATGTGCGGTTTTGATAAATTAACTTTGCATTTGACAACAAAGTTTCTTCAAGTTGATCTTGAAGTTTGTATATCACGCTTTCAAGTTTCTCATTTTGAGAAACAAGTGCGGAAATTGTTTCATGAAGATCGGAATACTTTCCTGTTTCTTCTTCCAATTCTTCTTCTTCGTTTGTAGCTTCCTCAGATGCTTCTTTTGCATCCTGCATATCCTTGTAGTATTCCAAGGTTGGCTCAAAAGATTGGAAAGTTCCATCTTTTACTTCGCCCATATCAGCTACGATTTTTTCCTCAAGTACTTCTTCTTCTGATTCCAATAGAGAAAGAAGTTCTTGTAGCATACCATCTAGTTCATCTTCTTGAGCTTCTGGAGCTTCAGCGGCTTCAGTTTCCTCAGCAGCTTCTTCTGCCTCAACGTCTGCCTCTTCGGCAGTGTCAAGTTCCAAATCAAGATCGCCCATAAGGTCATCAATTGAACTAAGTTCAGCCGCCATATCAGCACGATCAGTATCGCCAGTGGTATCAGCAGGCTCAAGCTCTTGACGAAGAGCACCTAGATCGATCTCAATAAATTCAGGCTCTACTTCTGTCTCAACAGAAAACTGAACTTCTTGATCAGGAGAAATGCTGGTATCACCAGCAAAAGGAAGCTCAATTCCTGCACTTGCAGGTGCAGCAGCTGCCATCTCTTCTTCTTGCAAAACATCTTCTTCTGTTAGATCCATAAGTTCCTCAGCCAAAGCAAGATATGCTTTCTCGCCTTCAGCACGAACAGTATATTGACCAGACTCGTTTACACTATCAACGATCTCAACAATTTTACCTTCGTGTCTTGCTTTAGAGCCACAAGATCTTTCATTCATTGTTTCGCCCTCTAGCATTGCCTCTACAGCCTCTTTTATTTGAGGAGCGTACTTTTCTATCAAAGATTGCTCTGCGTTCTTTAAAGCAGCTTCTCGAAGCATTGCAGCATCAATAATTGCTTGTTCTAACATACTAGACATTAAACTATCTCCCGAAGTATTTCTTATGTAAATAGTATCATTCATTTTAAAAAGAAAAAGCCCTTGAGAAAGTTCTCAAGGGCAGGGGTTTTATACGAAAAAACCAGCTATTATAATGGTCTGATCGAGGTCCACTCAAGCTTTCCTTCTTCGTTAACCATCAATACTTTCTTAACGTCATGTTCGGTAAATGGTGGAACATCACTAAGAGTATCAACAGTTTTGTTAGAAGAAAGATTAAAGACACTAGCAGCCTTAAGCATTGGCGTAAGACTAACATCTGCCACTCCTGAAACAGGAATAGCAATGCCTTTTGTGTATTGTCCAGCTGGAATATTGATGGACTTATTTGATGCACTGGTTGTACCAATAAGAATCCATCCATCAACGTTTGGTGGGTTAGCCATTTCATCAAAACCGTTAGGGTTTTGAGAAGGGTCATAGCCATAAACGTTAACTGGTTCAGAAGACCAAACAGTAACTCCCTGAGAAGCTTGGGTAGTCAAGCTATTGTTCTCTGGGTATGGAAAATCTGAACTGGTATCAAACACGTAATCTTCAAGAGTCGGCTCTCCTGAATCGAATGAATGTTTGTTTACCCCTTTATTAAGTGTTAAACTCATACTTTTATCCTCCTATAAGTATGTTAAAACAAATCACTCACAAACGACCAGCCAAGCTCGCCATCCGCACTGATTGATAAAATTTTATTGTAGCTGTCAGCCTCAACAGTTGGAAATCCAGGGATTTCTGAAACTGAAGCAAGTTGCTGGTCATTAAGAACAGTCATAGAAGAATCCAAAACAGGAATCATTCTAACAACTTCAGACTGACCAGTGGTTGACATAGCATTAATTGCTTGATAATCGCTCCAACTCAAGACAGTAGTTTTGTTGTCTGGACCCATAGTTTCTATTTCTACCCAGACTCCATTAACCATGCCGTACATTTTGACTGCGGCGTTACACCAAATGAACATTCCAAGCTCATCAGGATTAGCAACAATCCCGCTATTGCCAGAAGGAGCATCAGTACCAGCAGTATATTTATTTACATTATCGCTAGCTAATCTATTAAACATTATTTATCCTCCTTATTGCTCTAATGTTTCGTAGTTATCGAACAGAACAGTGTTGTGTTGTTCTGGATAGTATACAAAGAATCTCAATGGTTGTGTTGGATCAAAATTCGCATTGAATGTGGCGTTATTGGTATAGGTGAAAGAATCTATGTAATAACTGTAAGTGTAGTTCCACAATTTCATTTTGATTGTAAGGTTTCCACCAGCATCTTTTGAGAACACAAGTGCTCTACCGCCGACAGAGTTACCAGCATTTCCATTCAACTGAGTGCCTTTACTGTATACTTTAGCACTTTCGTTTTGTCTAGCAGTTGCCCACAATACAGCGTTTTCTTCAGCCTCAGCTTCAGAGAATGCCTCAAGATCATTTTCTGCCATCAAACCATATCGCATTTGAGATGGTTGTGTTGATCGGAAAATAAATCTAAAGATATATTCTGTATCATTTGCCATATCTGCTGGAGTGAAACTCTCGGTGAAAAGGAAATATCTATTGTTATCAAAACCAGCACCAACTTTATTTACAACGAGCTGGCCATTGTCAACATTTGGATCCCAAGAGAATTCTGTGTTGCCAGGAAGAAGTTGATTGAGATATGAAGTGCTTTGTTGTCCTTCGAGAATTACAGAGGCTCCATATTGATCAATTCCTGGTGCAGGGGCAGGATCACCACCGCCATCACCACCACCATCACCGGCAGATCCTGTGGATTCGACATATTCAGTTGATTGATATTCTCTTACAGCCTCAGCGCCAAGAGAAGAAAGAGGTACCCATACCAAGTTTCCATCATTATCTGTTGACAAAACAGATCCTGCATCTGCTATGGTATAAGCTGGGATATCAGAGATATCGCTAGTTGTTTGTGAAGAAGCACCTGTACTTTTAGGTTGATCGATATAAGACATACGAACAACAGTATCACTAGCAGCAGTTACGTGTACAGCTTCATAATCTTCGAAATAGATTGACATTGTTTTATTTTCTGATGTGGTCTCGCCAAAAACACTCCAAGTACCATTAGCATGTCTGACATTAACAGTTACAGGAGTTCGAGACCATACAAAAATTCCGAATTCACCAGGTCCTGATTGGATATATCCCATTTCGCCAGAAACTGATTCGGAGACAGCATTAATTCTATTAACACCGTTTTGTAAAGTTGAATACATACTTTTATCCTCCTTAATTATAAGTATGAAAAAAGGTGGCCCCGAAGGACCGGGACCACCCTGTCGCAATTCGCAACAATAGTGGAAGAGGCAAGCCCCTATCAACTATTATACAAGCTGCCACATACCGCCGAAGAATACAACAGTGAATGCAGATTCTTCGTTGAGGTCAACAGATACCTCAGAATCGATCAACTGACCGCCCATACCTTGTACAGTAACATCAGCTGCTTCGAAACCAGCTCCGACCTTAGCGTGCTTGACGACGATGGTCTTACCTACAACACCATTTGGAAGCTCAAGGGTGAAACCTTGTGGACCAGTTGGAGTGTTAGCATTATCAACACCAGCAACGAACACATAGTGTGCTTCAGCCGGAACGTTGAATACGCCACCAACAGCCATACCAGCATCTACCATAGCGAAAGTAGAAACCATACCTTCTTCACGAGCAGTCATACGTGCATCCATTGCAGCTTCATCAGCAGCGTGAGTTGCTGAAAGAGCGTCAATGTTAGACTGAAGAGTTGCCTCTGCAGCGGTAGCACGAGCTTCTTCATCATCAATTGCAGTTTGAAGTACAGCTTCTGCTGCAAGAGCGCGAGCTTCTTCTGCGTCGATAGCAGACTGAAGACCAGCTTCTGCAGTAGTTGCGCGAAGGATTTCTGCATCAAGAGATCCAGAAAGATCAAAGATTGCATCACCAAGTGCATCATCACCAGCAATACGTGCAGCTGTTTCAGCAGCGATGTCTGCAGAGTTAGTAGCAACGTCACCGTCGATTCTAACAACTTCAGCATCAAACTTAGCTTCGATACGTGCTTCTTCAGAAGTTGCGCGAGCAATCTCAGAAGCGATAGAACCAGAAAGAACAGCCTCTGCAGCGAGTGCGCGAGATTCTTCTGCATCTACATCAGCGATACGATCAAGGATTTCCTGATCAAGAGCAGCCTGAAGTGCAGCATCGCCAGCGATACGTGCAGTTTCTTCAGCAGCAAGTTCAGAAGTGTGAGTACCAAGAGCAGCAGTGATTGCAGCGTTAAGATCAGAGTCAGCAGACTGGAATGCCTCAACAATCTCAGTAAGTGAGTCAAGAGCAGCTGGATCAGTGTTAGAGAGGATATCGTTGATCTGACCCTGAAGACCAGCTTCAGCGTTAGTTGCACGAGTTGTCTCAGCATTGATTGAGTTCTGGAGTGCTTGCTCTGCAGCAAGTGCTCTGTTCTTCTCATCATTGATAGAACCAGAAAGAACCAAGTCAGCAGCATCCATATCAGATCTCAAAGTATCAATGTTACCCTGAAGAACGTTGTCTGCAGCAGTACGAGCAGCAGCTTCAGCATTATCACCAGCGATACGATCAGCAATCTCTTGGTTCAAGTTAGTAGTCAAGAGAGCCTCAGCTGCAGTTGCGCGAACAACTTCTGCATCAAGATTAGAAGTCAAAACTCCCTCAGCAGCGGTTGCACGAGCAACTTCTGCGTCCAACTCATCATGAACTTCGTTGATAGCGCCAACAAGGTTAAGCTTGGTAGCGGTAGCAAGTAGAGAAAGATCACCGTCAGCTCCAGCGCGAGCAAGAGCTTCAGCATCATCAGCAGCGATACGTGCAGCTTCTTCTGCATCGATAGCAGCCTGAAGGGCAGCTTCCGCAGTAGTAGCACGGTTAACTTCTGAAGCGATAGAGCCTGAAAGAACAGCCTCTGCATCGGTAGCACGAGCAATTTCTGCATCAAGGCCAGATTGAAGACCTGCTTCAGCAGTTTGAGCACGAGTCTGCTCTGCAGAGACAAGACCTTCTACGCGAGTGATTTCAGATGCACGAAGGGTTTCTTCAGCATCAATTTCACCCTGAAGTGCAGACTCAGCAGTGATTGCACGAAGGATTTCTGCATCAAGAGATCCAGAAACA